ATTCGGCACGGCGATTTGTATACCATACAAGCCGAAAGAAAATCGTGGGTCGATATCTTGTTGCCAAGAAGGGATATTACCACTAATAGTTGTTCCACCAATGAGACTAAGAAACTGATGTTTATCAGTCTGTGTATTATCATCACTAATTAAGATGTCCTTAGCTTGTAGCCTGATGAGATAATTTCCAGGTGGAATGTAACACATAATAGGCAGAGCGTTAATTCCAGCAGTGCCGTTTCTGGTGCTACTATGCACTATTTCTGTAGCAATGGGAGATAAATACTTATATATGGTAACAGTTACACTAACAGCGTTTTTAAGTGCTGTCTTGATTCTGATGATATTAAGCGGAGTCTTAACACTAAAGAAGGTTCCCATATCGTCTTTCTCTCCTACTGCATCGTTCCAGCTAAAGGTTTTGCCTAGTCTAGTAACAGTAAGATGAGCATTGCTATCAAGCTCTTGCTTAACGATATCAGCTGGTTCTGCTATTTTCACCCACATTATACTTCATCCTGCCACACATAAAGGAATTGTCCCATTCTAATCATCTCTCCTGATCTACCTGTAGATGGAAGTGTGGTTTCAACGCGGATAATATCAGTTGTGTCTAAGATTATGGAAGTACCGTCTTTCATCTTTTTCCCATTAATAGGGTAGCCTAAGATATCACTAATATCGGAAGTTAATGTTGTTAGATCAGTAGCAAGATTAACGATTTTGTCCCTACTCATATTTTTGGGGATATTAGCCTCTACAATCTCACCTCTTATAGTAGCAGAAGATTTGTTTTCGACATTCCCTAGTCCTACATCTGAATTTTTTAAGGTAATATCGGCAGTTAAGGGCTTGTTATTTATTTTTCTGGAGGTAGAAACCTTGCCATCAAGAGCAATTTGCAAGCCTGTAATTTTGGCAATAGTTATAGCAGGAAGGTCGCCCAGAACAAGACTACCTTTCATTGCAGCAATTATGTCTGCTTCAGATCTATTGTCTACTTTTCCAAGTCCTAAATCACCTTTAGTTAGACTTAGACTATTGGATTCTCCCAAGGGTTTGTTATTAATCTTAAACCCACTATCTATTATCTTTTTCCATGTTCCAGCCATTATTTACCACCTTTTTTTGTTTGTTTTGTTTCCTTCTCATCTTTAGCTTTTTCAACATCTTGTAAAGCCTGTTCTATCTCTCCAAGCACCAACCAAGCACCTTCAATCCTTAGTTTTTCTTCCAATACTTTTTTGTTTTCTTCAATCAACTGTTCTTTTTTCTTATTTAGATACTCTTCAATCTTCATTTTCTTCTCCTCTGTATATGTATGTTTCTTTACCTTTACGCACAATTTGTCCAGCTACAGGAGTTTCAGGAAACTCTTCAGCTGAAACAATAATATTCTTATCAAAGATGTGAATGTCTTCTTTTCTGTCTGTTATGTAATTCATTCTGGGTCGGATATAGGCTGGGTCCAAGTCGATTAGATGTGTTAGTTTGGTTGTCCCATCCAAGACAGCCTTTAGGCTCATCCCTCTTCTTTTAGTTATTTTAATCTTCATTATTTACTACTTTGTGCTTGCCCAGCCTCTGCAACCTTTTGAGCTAAGATATTCGAGCCAGCCAAGGTGTTAGCGAATAATGTCATAGCATCGTTATTTTTAACTAATGCGTCTACAATATCCTCCACATCGATAGTTGCCGAAATATATGTATGTTGGAAGGTCTCACTATACCAGTTTGAGTTAGGTGACCTAATCGAAACCTTAATAGTATAAGTTGTATTATCTGTCAGAGAATCACCATCAATCAGCACATTAGAGCTGGAAGAGATAACATGTTCTACTACAGCACCTCCACTATTTCTCACCTCTATAGACCAGTCAAAGACAGCACTAAGCGGGTTGGTAGAACATTTGATATATAAGCCATTCCTGGAGCTCTGAAAAGTGGCTTTAATAGCTACTGAAGATAGGTCTGGACTTAGAGCTTGGATAATATTTTCCAGAGAGGTGAGCTTGGTTTGTAAGTTCGCAATCTTCGAGATAGGTAGTTCAGGAATATTAGTTGGTGTTAGGTCTGCACCGGCAGTCACGAATCCATCAGCATCGTAGCTAATTAGTGGTTTTGTGCTGGGTGTAATGGGTTGATTAAATTTTTGCGATAGAGGCCCGATAACCTCAGCAAGAGCTGCAATAGCCCCGCTATTCCCATTAAGAGCATCTTGAATTATCTGCCAGTTCTGATTAATTACCTCAGCCCAGCCAGAAGACCCAGCTGCAGGTTTAGTTAGTGTTATACTCATTTTTTCTCCTTAAAATCCGTAGTTTTCGCCATAGCTATTGCCATAGCCATAAATGTTTTCAAAGTCTATTGGGGTATAGGTTTCAAAAGTTGAGATTAGTGAGAACTTTGTCTTTTCGTTCCAAAATCTTTGATTTTCTGACATAGCTGGCAGTTTATCCACCTTCACTTTCCTCTGCATTATTTGGTCATTACATAAAAACTCTACATAGAAGATAGCACCATTTAAGCCGTTTCCTACAGGCGAATTTAGCAGACTATACAGCTCATCATATTCACCTGGAGATAGAATAGCATCCACCTCTATGGAGTCCTCATGGTATGGTTTTCGTTGTATAGAAACAGTTGGAGTAAAAGCAAGTGTTTTATCAATTAAATACTTCAGTTTGGGGACATACCGCACCTCAGCAGGATACTCTTTTATGGTGAATTCTCCGTCAATTATAGCTATTAATTTAATCATTGATCCTCCAGGCGATTATTTTATATTCATCTTTTTTATAGTTCTTTTCCAGTTCAGTGATGAATAATTGCTCTCCATTAATCCTTATTTTATCAAAAAGTTGTAGATTATGCGTAGAAACATCATCAATCACTACTTGATATTTCAATGAGTTATTAGCGATAGATGTATAGTACTCTGTTAAAAGTCTTTTCAGCACATCTGCCGAGTTATAAAGACTATCTAAAGCCTTGTAGTCAGGCATTATCTGTTTAAAGTTTCTTATTGCCTTACAGCTAACCACGCTCTGGCTTAGGTCTCCATGATCCACACCACTCCAGTTGTTTCGAACTATCCGCAAATACCCATCTGATGCCCGCTTAACTATAGTTAAATTATGTATCACCAAGAAGCACTTAAGAGCATTAAGATATGTTCTATCCTCTTTTTTAAGAACTAAAGAGGTAGGCAATACTTTGCCAGTAATTGTGATCTCTCTATTATCCGGGCTTACCTTGTAGGAGGTCCCATATATTTCTAAAAAAGAATATTCTCTTCTACCAATCCAAGCAGTAGATTCATAGTGTTCCGGGTATTCTTCTTTAGTTGTTTCTATAGCTGCCCTAGCTCCGGCAAGAGAACTATATTCTCCTATGCTATTACGCTGTATATCCATATCGATACATACCTGGTTAGATATTTCAGCCACAAAGCTTGTCATTCTCAAAAAATACCTACCTTGGTATTGGGAAATACCCCAATCTATTCGCCTAAACCTGATTATTATTGCATTATCATGAAACGGTAACCTATAGCTATCAAAACCCACATCACAACTTCTTTCGACATAACCAAGTTCAAAAGTGGAAGCTATTTCATATAGAGGGTAATCAACCTTTTGTACAAAAGTATAATGTAGGTCTTTATCCATAAAATTAAGGGTCCTGTCATACCGCTGGCTTACTTTTTGGCTCAGTCCACTCATAATTACATCTAGCGTTCTATTGGCAGGAAAGTAAGTAGCATCTTTCTCTAATATCATCAAATATAGGTAAGAATAAACCCGCATTTTAAGCACCTTAGCAGGGTATTCATACTCCAGGCTATCTAGGGCAATAACACCTCTAAAATCAAGGATTTCGTCACTATAAACCTTAACATCATAAACACCTATATTTTCTCTTATCGCTGGAGCATTAACTAAATTCTCTTCTAACCAGTCATCAAGCAAAATCTCTATTTCCACTCTATCAGGCTCTTGATCAAAGTTGTTATTCATCCCTGTTTTTTGAGCTGAAGATGCTATACCCACAAGTCCATTGCTTTCATTATAAAGCACAGGGACACCCGCATATCCGGAAACTAAAAACTCTACCCTGTAGCTTACCATCTCGACCTCACAAAGCCACCATCTTCATTCTTTTCGTTTATTTTGGTACTGTCAGCCTTATCTATCACATCATTAGCTGAGATATAGTTATTCACAGTCATGTTTTTCTCTCTAAATTCTTCCCTAAGTAGTTTAACCTCGCTTATCAACTCTCCCAACACTGAGTTGCCTGCCACTTGACCTCCATTAGCATACGCCACCTGTGGCACAGCAGGTATATTCATTGTGGGCATCTGAATACCTGCTAAAGCTCCTTTAACCACCTCAAGCGGAGCATTATTCAAAAAGCTAAACAGACCAGAACCCAATTCAGCAACCCGACTCTTTTTAGTGATATACTCTCCACCTTCAGCCTCAATAACCACCCCACCACCTGCATGAGAGTTGCCTCTTAGCAAGCCACCACTTTCAGCCTTTGGCATAAACTTTGTTGATTTTATGTTTTTAATCTCTGCAGCTACTAAAGCTCCCTGAATACCTGCTACTGCTATATTTAATGGCCATGGATAATCCTTAAAGGCTCTTGCAGCTGCTTCAAACCCGCTAATCGTTGCTTGTGCTATTGATAATCCCTTACCCATGGAGAACATAGCTTTAGACTGCCCCTGATAAACATTCATCAACTTAGCACCTACTGCCACCGCACTCGATAACTGCTGTTGTCTTAATGTAAGTATTGCTTGTTGCTTAGCCCTCTCAATCTCCTCCTCTGTTTTACCTGAAGCAATAAGCATATCATGGTAAATATCGAAGTAATCTTTAACCTTTTGTATCTTATCTTCAAGCCCTTCATCACTACCATCAAAAGCACTTAACACCTCTTCAGAAGAGAGCTCGTTTATCTTTTTTCTATACTTCTCATACTCTTCACTATCCTCATCATAGAGCCTCTTCAGATCTTCCATTAACTTCTCATACCGGTTCAAAAGCGTGAAGTTTGAATCTCTATCTAAGGCACTAATCCGTGACGCAAAGCTACCTTTCTCCTGGATCATTCGCATGTGAGTAGCATTCTGAATCCGCTTCAGTTCATCTCGTGTAGCTTGATACTCTTGGCTTTCTTCACCAAAAGCATCTTTCATTGAAACAAGGTACTCATCAAAGTCTTCTTTCATTTTATCATAATTTACTGCTGATAACTGTTGCAAATTAGCATAATACTGAACCAGCTCCAACTTCTTACTATTCAAAGAATCAATCAAGGCCTGGCGTGAAGCCTCCTCTTTTGCTGTCTTATCGGCCTCTGTCTCAGCCAAAATACCTTTTTCAGCTTCTGCTATCTGTTTCTTATAATCTAACATCTGCTTATCTAACTCTAACTTAGCTTCTACATTCTCAGCATCAAGCTCACCTAAAGCATCATATTCTGCTTGCAACTGCTCTAATTTATATTGAAAAAGCTCCATCCCAGAAAGGCTTGCCTCATATTCAAGTCACTCTCTCTCTTGGTAATAATCTCGTGTAGCTTCTACATCTGCATCTCTAATCTTCTGCTTTAAAACAGCCTCTCGCGCTGATAACTCAGTTAGTTTTGCATAAAACTCATCTGCATCATCATTAGGAAAATATATAACCTCTGCATCTCTCTTAGCTCCAACAGAAGCATACAGCTTATCTATTGCTTCTGCTACACCCTCCAAAGCTTCCTTAGCTTCTGCATAATCTAAAGCAGCAGCATAAGCCATAGCTTCATCCTTAACTCTTCTAAACCGCTCCTCTTGACTCTCCAAGCTCCTGTTAGACTCATCAACTGCATCATTAAAATCAACCTGCTTATCACCTGCAAAAACCAAGGAAGCTGCATATATTCCTGCTCCTACTACTGCTGCTGCGGCAAGCGACACCCAGTTACCCATTAAAGCAGCACCTACTGCCTTAGCTGCATTTAAAGCAACCTGCTTCATAGTTAAATAGGCTATCCTTACTGCCAATACACCCGTTACAGAGATTACCAGTTTAACCAACCCTGGATAATCATTTAAAAAACTAACTACCTTAGTAAGTACCTGAATTAGAGGAGTTAAGGCTTGATTTATAAAATCACCTACTTTCTCTCGTAAATCTCCAACCAGGTTCTGATATTGAGTCAGCGCTCCAACACCACTCTCAGTCTCTGCTTTAGCAAGCTTAAACCCATTAGACATTGTTTCCTGCAAAATTGCCATCGCCTCTGTCTCATCCTTAGCAGACCTAAGAGCTGGGATATAGCGCGAAAGCTGGGTAAACTGACCCTCATAAGCAAGAGCTATACCTTTCATCGCAGTCTCTTGAGATAATCCTGCCGCGGCAAAAGCAGTAGCTAATCCAATTGAACCATGAAGTGCCTCTTCCATCTTATCAGTACTAATACCCATGTTAGTAGCTAAAGATAACAACTGCATACTTGCTTCATCACCTACGGTTGTAAGGTTTTGAGTCTCTCCGGCTAACTCCATCAATAAAGCAATATTAGCCTCTGTAGCTGTACCTTTAACCCTCATTGAGTTTATCAAGTCAAGCTCTGCCTTCTCTTGTACATGGGAGAAGGTAATATATCCACCTAAAACAGACTGTACCTTGTTATATGCCATAGAAACTGTATTTAAAGCAAGACCGATTCTCCCCAGATCAGCTACCAAATTGCCACTATCACCTGTAATATCAACATGCTTATTATCAGGGATCTGGTCAACAGCACTCTGGGCATCCTCCGAAGCATCTACAGCATCAGAAGCATCACCGCTTACTACTACATCTCCGTCAGATAGACCTTCCATTGCTTCGCCTGCATCTAACAACTCTTCTTTTAAAGCTGAAGCATCTGCATCAACATTGAAAGGTTTACCCAAAAATTCTCGCATCTTATTAAGCTCTTTATTCAGATAATCAAAGACCTGTATTACCTGATTTGCCTTAACTTCTAATTCAAATCCTAATTTATTACTTGACATAACTATATCCTACATTATTTTATTAGTAGAGGTGAACAAAATGACATTAAATGATTGGCTTAACATCTTATTAGGTATCGCTTTCATAGTACTGCCATGCCTTATTGCAAATAAATGGGGAAAAACTATTACTTGGCTTGAAGATATAGGTAAGCGAAGACAAGAACGCATCCGAAAATACGGGAAAAACTGGTATGATCAATACTTTAGTTAGATTTTTATAAATACACTTTACTTCCATTATCTCACCCTAATCCTTATTTTCTTTCTGATATTTTGACAGCAAATATACTGCTTCATCAAGTTCAATCTCATCATCCCACAACCCTAATCTTTTTAGCACATAGACATAGTCTAAGAAGACATTCCCTTTGCTGTTACCATGTTTTGAAGTCTTGTTTGCAGGGATTCTGGCAAGTACTCTTTGATACCGGTAAAAAAATTTGTTACTATCTCCTTTATTTCTGCCGGCTCCATCTCTCCAAAATCTACATCATTGTTTCGAGTAATAACTTGTAAAAACTCTATTGCTTTTCCACCTGTCAAAAGCTCATTAAGCAGGTCATTCAGGTTCTTTTCGCTCTGGGCAGCTCCATCAAGAACCCCATTTAAACCAACTTCATCTAATAATCTCTTTACCTTAACTAATGTGTTTATATTACTGTATACCTTCATAACTTACCTTCCTCCATTATTTGAGCTAATTCTGTGGCTCTATATCCTACCTGCTTAGCCCATTTACTATCAAGCATCTCTATTACAGCCTGAGGATAATCCCCCTGTTTAAGACATCTTCTCATTCGGCGAAAACCATGAAAACCTCTCATTCCAAGATTAAAAGCCATGTTAATACACACTGCTTTTCTATCAGTAGATAAGCTTTCAAACCATTGATAGCGTGCCGTTAATAACTCTCTGTAGCTATTAACATCATGCTTTAACATCTGCAGTGCCTCTTTTTCAGAAATGCCAACATCTTCTAAGTTTCTACCATACCCAATAGTTAACTTACCTGCAGTGCATCTGTATGGTTTTAGCCTTAGTCCCTCATGTTTTTTTAGCATCTCTACAGCTATTTTTCTTAACATATTTACTCCTAAGATAGAGGGGAAGCCGAGAAAACTTCCCCCGCTTACAGCTTACGCTTTTTTGGCTATATTATCAGCTTGACCAAGGATGAAACCAATTAAGGCCTCCTTGAACTCTTTAATCTTTTGTACCAGAGCGTCATCGATACTGTTCTCTGTTCGCTTTGCAAACTCTTCTAATGCCATGATAACAGCATCTACAATCGGCTCAGCTAATGCCTTAACGGCTTGTTTTAAAAACCATTTCCACATATCTTTCTCCTTCTTATATTTTTTCTCTTTATATTTCCATCTTCTCTTAATTCGTGTTAATTAGTGTTAATTTGCGATAATTCGGGTAAAAGCTCTTAAAGTCCCCTTTAGGGGATTTAGGGGCTACCCAATCAATGGTCTTAACATACTGGCTATCATTGCCGATGCCATAAAACCATTAAGCCAAATTATAATATTCATTTTCGTCTCCAAACGGCTCAGTCGCTCCAACACTCCGGCACGACCATTACCATCTAACTTATTCTTAATGCACTTCAAATCATCTGCCATATTCTCATGTTGTTCGCATACTCCCATAACAACCTCTAAGTAGCTGTTACAGGAATATCTTTAATAATAAAGTATCTCTTCTTAGTCGGACCCGAATACTCTGTGCTTATAGTAGCTGTATATAAGCCGTTAAGCTCTGACTCACGCTCGTAAGTCCATCTCATCCCACTAAAAACAAGACTGCTTGCCTCGTCTGCAGAGAGCAGGATAATAGTTCGAATCTCTTTGTTTAGCTCTGACTCCAACCAATCTTTACGCTCTTGATTAAGTCCGATTAAGGTCAACTCAATAGTGTTAGTTCGCTTGCCTTCAACCACATAGTTAGAGGTTTTTAGCTTGACCACCGTAGAACTCTCCTTACCCGGGTTCTCGCCCAAGTCGGAAATCTCAGAAAAAGCACCCTCTAAAAAAGTGCGATACGCAGCTTGTGTTGCCATATCCTCGGCTGTAATATCAGCCTTAGAGCCAAAACCTCCATCTCCCAACCAGCAAGAACCGTGCTGAAAGGCTGCCAACTGATCATTAAAGCTCGCTACACCTGTAGGCAAGTTAGGTTGTGTTGGTACTCCACTCATAATCTACCTCCTTATTCTGTTGGATCTGCTGTTTTCTTATCTGAAATCTGATAAACCCAGCTATCCTCTAATTTCGCTCTACCAAAGGTTCTATAAGGAACATATCTATCTGTAGCAGACAAGTCATTAGTGCTTGATAGAGTCTCAATTAACTGATTACCATACATATAGCAATACTTGTGTCCGAAAATAACAGGGGTACTGTCATTTTTGAAAGCAGAAGCGTTAATAGCACCTGCTTTATCTACCTTTGGAAGATGATTTAATAGAATAACATCAAAGCCCATTAATCTACCTATGAACCCGTTAGGAATAGGCATCTTGCTCTGCTGACCAATCTTATCTGAGCTAACAAACTGCTCAATCTTAAACAATTGAGACTCATGCTCTGGACCAATAAAACAAAACCTCCCATCAATAGGAGCGTCTTTCTCATTTAAAGCCTTTCTTGCCGCAACAAAGTCATCTAAAGTAATCTTGTTAGCAGTGGTTCCACTCCCTGCAAAATCTACCTTCTGACCTACCGGGATATCCCCAATTAGAGCTGTTAAGATATTAACATCCTCTTTTCTCAAGATGTTAGCACCGGCATCTGCACTCTTCTCGGTTAAGGTCCTAACAGTTGTCTGAACATCAGTATCCCGCTGTACAATAAAAGGGTTCCCTGCCTTCTGATCTACGGTTAAATCCTTAGAACCTTCTCCTCCTCCTGATGGAGCTGTAAAAGTTGCACCTACTGCCACTGTCTGTGTCGGTTGAGGAATAGGAAGACAAATCTTTCACATCATTTTGAGTTCTTTTTCTATTAGCCTGCTTGTGCATTTTACTCTGAACAGTATTAGAATAATCAGTTTTATAAACGAAAGTTAGCTTATATGGATTAGCATTTTCGTCCTCATCAATCTCACCAACAATAACCTTATCTACAATACTTTCAAATACACAGCGATCAAATTCTGTTAAAACTTCATTCTTCTCAAGCACCTTTTTAAAGTGTTCAATTCTTTTTTCTAAGTCAATTTCTTCTTTAGACGACTTCTCCAACTGCTCTTTTTCACTTGACAGTTCCTCTAAAGTTGATTCTATCTCACCATATTTCATTTCATAGGTTGCTTTATCTATTATTTCTTCCAAACGCATATCAATCAACCTGTTGCGTTTCTGCTCTATGGCTTGGATTTCATTTTCAATCTTAGTCAGTCGTTTTTGAAAATCATTGCCACTTAAAACACTTTCCATTCTTTTTAGAAGTTCATCTAACACATCAGAATTATTATAGCATAACAATTTATATGATTCTACAAAAGCATCTTCAATAATCTTTTCTTCGATTGCTTTGCAAAGGGGACAATATTTTTTGCCTTTCTTTGTGGCGGTTACACACTGCCAGATTACTTTTTTATTTTTAGTACCACTGTGCCAGTTTCTACGAGACAAATTACTTCCACAAAAGGCACATTCTAACATACTACTAAAGGCATATTTTCTGCTGTATTTTTCACGCTTTCCGTTTTGAACGCCACGATGTTTAGCACCCCTTTTACTTAGAATTGCCTGTGCTTTATCAAATACTTCTTCACTGATAATAGGCTCATGATGGTCCTTTACATAGAATTGATCCTCTTCACCATGGTTATCTAGCCTTCTTTTTGAAATAGGGTCAACTGTAAAAGTTTTGCCTTGCAAAACATCACCTTTATATTTTTCATTTTTAATAATTCCTAAAACTCCTGTATCATGCCATTGACTGTTACCATATTTGGTTTTATATCCAAGCTTGGTTAACTCTTTTGCGATTACATAAGCACCAGCACCTTCTGTATACCGTTCAAATATATATCTCACAATCTCTGCTTCAGCTTCATTAATAGAAATGCTCTTATCAATAATATCATAATCATACCCCAAGCAGCTTGCAAAACCAACCAGTTCACCACGCTTCATTTTCATCTTTAAGCCTTTTTTAACATTGGCTGAAATATTCTCAACCTCCTGCTGTGCTACAGAACTTAATATGACAAGCAGTAATTCACCGTCCATTGTCATAGTATTAATGTTTTCTTCTTCAAAAAATACAGCAATATTTCTTTCTTTCAACATACGTACATATTTCAATGTATCCAAAGTATTTCTTGCAAATCTTGATATGGATTTAGTAATAACCATATCGATCTTTCCATCCATACAATCATTAATCATTCGCTGAAAATCTTCACGCTTTGTCACCTGTGTACCGGTTATAGCTTCATCAGCATAAATATCCACAAGTATCCAATCTTTACGACTATTTACTAAATCCTCATAATACATAACCTGAGATTTATAGCTGCTTAATTGTTCCTCTGAATCCGTACTAACCCTTGCATAAGGAGCAACACGTAAAATGTCCTCTAGCTTTCCAGCTGTACGTTCAGATATTTTTTTATTTGCTCTGATTACTTCAACTTCATGCATTATAACCTCCTCCTTTCAGATTTCATCATTACGGAATCAGTATAATAATTTATTGTCTAGATGACAATTATGTCAATTAAGATGTCAGGTCTGAAATAATACCATAATCATGCATAAGCTTATTTTTGATTAGTGTAAATTCTTTTTCTGTTATCAAAGCCAGAGACAATAATTGTCCCAACATGGCAATTTGCATACTATATCGAATCAATCTATCTTTCAT